ACTTATGTGGGAACAGACAGATTGTGTAGGTTATTTAAAAACTGCCGCAGTTTTAGCAGCCTACGTGGATCAAAGCATTTCGACTAATACTTTCTACAATCCCGCACATTTCTCAGATAGAAAAGTTTCAACCACATTAATTGTTAAAAATCTTATGCAGGCCCATAAGTGGGGAATCAAGACTTTTTACTACAGCTTGATCAACAAAGCCGGAAGTAAAACAGTCAACGAACCTAAAGAAGAAATTATACAGATGAATGGATATCATCCAGAAGAAGAAGTAGAAGATTGCGAAGCGTGTAAACTATGAGCCAAAAACAATACAACCTAAACACAAAGACAGACTATCTAAATCGTAAAATGTTTTTAGATCCAGAGGGTCCTGTAACTATTCAGCGTTTTGAAGAAGTAAAATATAACAAGTTGCAAAGCTTCGAAACTACTGCACGTGGTTTTTTTTGGGTACCTGAAGAAATCTCATTAACCAAAGACGCACAAGATTTTAAAGATGCATCTGAAGCAGTTAAACATATCTTCACCAGCAACCTACTTAGGCAAACTGCTCTGGACAGTCTACAAGGTAGAGGCCCAAGCCAGGTTTTTACTCCAGTCGTAAGCCTGCCAGAGTTAGAGGCACTGATCTACAATTGGACATTCTTTGAGACCAACATCCACAGTCGTAGTTACAGTCATATCATTCGTAATATCTACAATGTGCCTAAAGATGTGTTCAACACTATTCACGACACTAAAGAAATCGTAGATATGGCTAGTAGTATCGGCAAATATTACGATGATCTACACAAATTAAATTGTATCAAAGAAACAGACGATGACCCAAATAACTGTCCAGAAGAAAGCCATATCCGAGCAATCTATCTAGCCTTACACGCAAGCTATGCCTTGGAAGCATTCCGCTTTATGGTATCGTTTGCTACGAGTTTGGCAATGGTTGAGAACAAAATCTTTATTGGCAATGGCAACATCATCAGCCTAATCCTACAAGACGAACTATTACACAAAGGTTGGACAGCCTGGATGATCAATCAGGTAGTCAAGGAAGATCCTCGTTTCGCCAAAGCCAAAGCAGAATGTGAACAAGAAGTTTACCAGATGTATTTGGAAGTCATTCGTGAAGAAAAAGACTGGGCTGATTATCTTTTTAAGAAAGGGCCTGTCATCGGGTTGAACGCTAATATTTTGAAAGACTTTGTTGATTACACTGCGGCAAATGCCCTAAAAGAAATTGGTATCAAATATCAAAATACTGCTCCCAAGACTAATCCCATCCCTTGGTTCAACAAACATAGCGATACGAGTAAGAAACAAACTGCCCTACAAGAAAACGAGTCAACTAACTATGTTATAGGGGTCATGGGGGATGCTATTGACTATGAATCTTTACCGGAACTATAATTATGTATAAAGCACAATTTAAAAACAAAAGTCCTTATGAATCTTGGTCTACTATTGGTTCATACGGAACTGAAGCTGCTGCAATACAAGCAGCATTAAATAGAAAGAACATGGGCGCCGTATTAGTTAGAGTCACAGACAAAAAAGGCGCAGTGATTTATTCAAATTGAAAGGAAGAAAATGAAAGCAATTGTTTGGTCAAAATATAATTGTACTTTTTGTGAGCAAACTAAATCATTATTAAAGCAAAAAGGGATCCCGTTTGAAGAACGCAAGATCGGGGATGGATATGAAAAAGAAGATTTACTAGAAGCAGTACCCGGAGCGAGAACATTACCACAGATTTTTCTAGATGGTAAATTGGTAGGTGGTTTTACAGAACTTCAAAAACTATTTGATCAATGGGATGGTCAAGGTTTTGGAGATGGAAGATTATAAATGTTAATAGATAAAGGTGTAGCTATAGGCGAAGTGGTGACATTAAAACTCACTAGCGGTGAAGAATTGGTAGCCAAATTAGTTGAAGATAGTCCGATGCATTATAAGCTATCGAAACCGTTGGTTCTCAGTATGAGTCCTAAGGGTATAGGTATGGTTCCATATCTTTTTACTGTTAGTCCAGAAAAAGATATAAGTCTGAATAAAAATACTGTTACAGTAATTGCAGCCAGCGATAAAGAATTCGCCAATCAATATCTTCAAGGTACAACTGGTATCACTTTAGCATAATGCCTGGAATAAGTAGAAATAATGATACAGCTGGCGGGGATTTAGTTCCTAGTCAAACTACTGTATTCGTCAATAATCAAGAAGTTATAATAGATGGCGATACAGTTGCAGGACACGGAGACCCTCCGCATCAACCACAAACAATTATTGCTGCTTGTAATCAAGTTTATGTAGCAAATAAGTTGGTTGTAAACGCAGGAGATAAAGCATCTAGCTGCGGAGAACAGGCAACTGGATCAGCAGATGTCATAGTGGGGGATTAATGAAAAAATTATTTTGGAACATATTAGGCTTCATAAGTCTAGGACTGGCATACATTGGAGTAATAACTCCAGGTATACCTTATTCACCATTTATCGTATTCTCCGCCTACTGTTTTTCAAAAGGCTCAGAACGTATGCATCGTTGGATCTACAATCATAAAATTTTCGGTCCGTTCTTGACTAACTGGACTGAAAAACGTGTATTTCCAACCAAACTACGATATTTGATGTTGACAATGATGTCGTTAAGTCTTATTCTAATGTGGACAGGCGGTGTAAAACCTATCGGTATAATTTCAACTGCGGTGTTTATGGCGTTGGTAGCTGTTTGGGCTTGGAGATATCCTAACACTCCAGAAGAACACGATCGTCGAAAAGATGCAGGTGAAAAGATAGGTTGGATTAAATAAAAGTTATTGCTGTATGAAGCCGAGAGAAAGGTGTTCTGGACGCGGGTTCGATTCCCGCCCGGTCCACCATAAGCATATAGTCTACTGGCAAATGAGATTACAATGCTCATAGTAAGTTCCAAACTGTGTGCTTATGATGGGCCGGACCTGGTTTCGACAGGGCAAAGAGTAACAGAGTGGACAGCAGGGTAGGCGATGACCCTAAATCAAGCAAATAAAGTAAAAGCAAACGCTGATACATTTGACTTCACAGCAATGAGCTTCACTGGTAACACTGTTGCCAATGACAGCAGATTTGCTCTAGCTGCCTAAAAAACAGCAAAGTCTGGGGCAACTATGCCTTATAACCCAAAATAGTCAAAGGCGCTTTTTAGCGCCTTTGTCATTACTAGCATAAATAATTGCTAGTGATTACAGTATCAAGGAGATTTTAATGTCTGAACCAGTATTAGCTATTCCAGTGCCAGGGAACAGCAAAACAGCCGAAAACTTAAAAACTGCATTTGCAGTAGAAGCAAGATCAAATGACAGATATCATTATTTTGCAGAAGTAGCAGAAAAAGCCAAGGATAGTCAGGCGTTAGCTGCATTCAAATCTGTAGCAGAGGATAAGCATAAATTTGCACAGGGCCATTTGAGAGAACACATCAAAGGTGGTCTAGGAGATCCTGATACAGGAAAACCTTCGATGGATATTTATCAAGTTTTAGATACGGCCACTGTTGTTGAGCTAGAAAAAAGTTTCAAAATGTACAGTCAAATGGCAGACGATGCTAGAAATGAAAACCTTCCACATTTAGAAGAATGGTTTAAGTCTTTGGCAACACAGTCTGATAGACATAGACAAGTGTTTGAAGATCTAATCTCGACGTACAGAGATCCAAGACCTCAGTAACTTTTATTTTAGTATGATATATAAGAAAAGGCGCATTGCGCCTTTTTTTATCATTGATTTTTCCTATAAAGATCATTAAAAAATATTTAGGAAAAATCTATTGATTTTCTATTTTAGTAGGATATATACTATTCATATACAACAACATAGTTGTAAGTTTTCAACACACACAAGGAGAGTTAAATGAAAACAGTTGGTAATAAAATTGAAAAATTTGCCGTTACAGGAATCAATCCCGGCAGTGACCAGTTCTTCACAATCACAGAAGAATCATTTGAAGGTAAGTGGAAGGTAATTGTTTACTATCCAAAAGACTTTACATTTGTCTGTCCTACAGAAATTGTTGCCTACGACAAGTTGAATAGCGACTTCGCCGACCGTGATGCAGTATTGCTAACTGGCTCAACAGACAATGAGTTCTGCAAACTAGGTTGGCAAAAAGCTCACAGCGATCTTGCTAGGATCAAACACATTCAATTCGCTGACACACAGCGCGGGGAACTAAGTCTTGTTGAGCAGTTGGGTGTATTCTTTGCCCCAGCAGGTGCCGCACTTCGTGCTACATTTATTGTTGACCCGGACAACGTTATCCAACACGTTACTGTCAACAACTTGAACGTTGGCCGTAGCCCAGAAGAAACACTTCGTGTGTTAGATGCGTTACAAACTGGTGAACTCTGTGCCTGCAACCGCACAGTAGGCGGCGAGACACTATAATGTTAGAATGTTTGATCTTAGGCGATAGCCTAGCAGTTGGAGTTGGACAGATTCGAAAAGATTGTACTACCTATGCTGTTAGCGGTATTAACAGTTATGATTATGTGAATAGACATATACTTTATACGCGATCTAATTACAAAGAGGCCAAAACAGTAATTATCAGCCTTGGATCAAATGATTATAAGAGTATTAACACTTACGAAGAATTGTTAACTCTTAGGCAGTTAGTCAAAGCAGATAGAGTCTATTGGATATTGCCTGCTATCAAAGATACGAAAAGAAACAACGTAAAGAAAGTAGCAGACAAATTCAACGATTTCGTTATCGATAGCCGTTCTCACGATATTAGCCCCGATGGTGTTCACCCCACCTATAAGGGCTACAAATCCATAGCAAAACAAACACAAGGAGACACACAATGAGTTGGGTAGGACTTGTAACTGATCTGTAATCTTACACACAC